GCAGGCCACGAACAGCGCGGCCACGGTGATTTTTTCAGACAGGGTTTCATGCATTGTTGTACTCCAGGTTGAGGCGTTTCAGAAGGTTGGAGGCCTGTGTTGGCCCCCATGTCACATTGCCACGGGGCGTGGCTACACCGCGAGCCTCAAGGGCTGCAGCAATGTCTCTCAGGGTGCTGGCACCAGACCGGGCGATGATGTCGCGCACGATTGGGCCAACACGGTCAGCGTACTTGTCGGCTTTGACCTTGATCACTTGCACGCCGATGGCCGAGCCAATCTCAGGTGTCGGGCATCCCAGCGTGCGGCCCTTGGCCTTGACTTGAGCCAGCGCTGACTTGGTGCGCTCGGAGATCTTGCGTGCCTCCCACTCAGCGAACACGGCCATCATCTGCAAGAAGGTGCGGTCAGCCTCGTGCATGTCAGCGCAGACAAAGGGCACGCCAGACTCAAGCAGGCCAGAGATGAAGTGGACATTGCGAGCCAGACGATCCAGCTTGGCGATCACCAGCATGGCCTTGGCCTTCTTGGCGGTGGCCATAGCGGCGGCGAGCTGCTCGCGGTCATTCTTGCGGCCAGACTCGACCTCGGTGAACTCGGCGACCAGCTCGGCAGCGCCGATGTGCTTGGCCACGGCCGCACGCTGGGCATCGAGGCCAAGGCCAGATTGGCCCTGGCGGTCAGTGGAGACTCGGTAGTAGGCTACGAATTTGGTGGTCATGCTGCGCTCCTGAATTTGGAAGTCAGTACATATTGGCGAAACATCCAATGGCCTCTGATGCACTTGATCGCACCGAGTTTTTCAGCGCCATTGACTGCTGCTGCGTACACCCGAACATTGCCCAACCAGTAAGAGCCGGGTGCGGCTGGCCTGGCTCCCGCTTGCCATGTCAAGCGCAACAAAGCATCAGCTTTGAGCGCGTCAATCAGGTCTTGAGTTTTGGTGATCATGATCAAGCACCTTTCTGGATCTTGGCGATACGCACTCGGGCTGCTGCGTAGGCCCAGGTGGTGGCAAAGTGCTGGGCTGGGAATGACCGGCTGCGCTGGCGAACACCGTAGTCGGCCCACTCGCCATTGACAAGGCGAGCATTCTGCACCCATGCAAAGAACTCTGTGCCGTCATCACGGAAGCCGACAATAAAGCCGATCATGCGGCCCTTGCTGTCATGCTTGCCGGTTGACAAGTAGGTCTCGGAGATGTCGCCGAGCTGTGTAGTGGTGGTGGTTGTCATGTTGAACTCCTGTTGCGCGTTATCTGCGCTGTTGAACATGGTGTCAGTGTAGCACGGTTTGTATATCGCTTGAACAGCCCCAATTCATAGGTGTTTACCCTTAGATCGCAAAAAAGTCGCAGATCGCCTGCCTGCAAGCATATCTGGGTGATATACACTGAGCGCATGGAAACACCTACACCCAAACTCAAACCCTTCCTGATGCGCCTGCACCCGCAGACGCGCCAACTGCTGGACACTGCCGCTGCCGACCAGCACCGCAGCGTTTCGTCCATCATTGACCAGTGCGTCAGAGACCAGCTCCAGCCCCGCTACGGCGAGCTCACGCCCCGGCTGCAGCGGTTTCTGTCTGGCGTGAGGCAACCATGACCCACGCTGACGCAGTGCGCATCCTGGACATGTCCAAGGATGGCGTGGAATACCCCATTGCTGTGATTGTCGAGGCTCTGGCCATGTGCGGCGATACAAACCATGCAAGCCAGATTCCCTGCCCCGAGATGGAAGAGTTTGTCAAGGCTCTCAGGCAGTCTGGTGCGCTATGAGCGAGACCATCCTTGCCCTTGACCTGGGCACCACCACCGGCTGGGCATGCAGGCAGATGACCGGCCCTGTCGTGCATGGGTGGTCGAGCTTTAAGCCTGGCCGCTATGAGGGTGGCGGCATGCGCTACTTGAGGTTTAAGCAGTGGCTGACCGAGCTCAAGGGCACGCTGGGCGGTGAGATCCACGCTGTGTACTTTGAGGAGGTCAGGCGGCATGCCAGCACCGACTCAGCCCATGTGTATGGCGGCTTGCTGGCCACCCTGACAGCCTGGTGCGAGCACCACAAGATCCCGTACCAAGGCGTGCCGGTGGGCACCATCAAGAAACACGCAACGGGCAAGGGCAACGCTGGCAAGGATGAGATGGTCAAGGCCATGCAGGCCAAGGGCCACCCAATAACAGATGACAACGAGGCAGACGCGCTGGCGATCCTGCATTGGAGCTTGGAGCAACACGCATGACAACCATTCTCACCTTCTTTGTGCTGGTCAGCCTGGGTTCGGGCCTGACCCTGCTGGCCATCTACTGCCTCATCAAGCTGTGCGAGGTGAAGTGATGCACATCAGCTATGTCAAGCTCTACCGTGATGATGACGGGGTTGTCAGGGACACCCAATCAGCCAATGGCGAATTCCGCAACTTGCACCACCAGATCGAGCTGCTCAAGAACGCGCTGGAGATCGAGATGCAGGCAGTCGCCGACCTACGCGAGCTGCTCGACCAGGTCAGGCGCATGGCGCTGGAGCTCAATGAGCAACTGACCAAGGGCAATGATTGACATGATCTGCCCCGTATGCAAGGCCTGGGTCGAGGTCAAGGAGACCCGTCAGCGCCCAGACAACATTACCTACAGGCGCTATGAATGCGCCAACACGCACAGGTTTGTAACCACCGAGGCGGTGACCAGAGTCATCAAGGCCAAGGCACCCAAGCCCCAATGAAACTCTTAAAGAGGCAGTTCAAGGTATGGTATCCAAAGCACAAGGGGCCAATCGAGCCCGACATGACCATCATGCTGATGGCCTGCGCACGGGAGCTGCTGACCACCTGGGAGACGCTCAAGGACAAGGAGCTGATCACCCGGCACCTGGCCAGCATGGACAAGCTCTACGGGCCCGGAGCAGAGCAGCGGGTGCGCGACTACATGCATGAAATCAAGAACACTGAAAGAGGTTTATGAATGAGCTGGCTTTATTCGCAGGCGCTGGTGGAGGAATACTCGGGGGACACCTCCTCGGATGGCGAACAGTCTGCGCCGTTGAGTGGGAGCCCTACCCAGCAAGCGTATTGTGCGCCCGACAAAATGACGGCCTTCTCCCGCCTTTCCCGATTTGGGATGATGTTCAGACCTTTGACGGCAAGCCGTGGCGAGGCATTGTTGATGTCGTATCTGGCGGGTTTCCCTGCCAAGACATCTCAGCCGCAGGGGCGGGTGCTGGAATTGATGGAGAGCGATCAGGAATGTGGACAGAAATGGCTCGCATCATTCGTGAAGTTCGACCCAGCCATGTCTTTGTGGAGAACTCACCAATGCTCACTACTCGGGGACTTGGATCAGTTCTTGGAGACTTGGCCGCAATGGGGTTTGATGCAAGGTGGGGAGTGCTGGGAGCTGACTTTGCAGGATTTGACCATAAGCGAAACCGAATCTGGATTGTTGCCGACCATGTTGGCGACAGATTGGAAGGGGGGAACAACAGCCGCTCGCCAAGACAATGGAAAACTAAGATTCGATCAATGGCGGGACTATGTAAAGCTAAAACACGGCTTGACATACCCGCACCCGATGCATTCGGAGATGCGAATGGGATGGCCGCTCGGGTGGACAGACTTAAAGCCATTGGCAACGGACAAGTCCCGCTCTGCGCTGCAACAGCATGGAGGCTGCTAAGTGAGCGCCATGCCTGACAACATTGTCCAGTTCAAGCTGCCTGCCAAGAAGCCCCGCATCTACCTCAAGGAGGCGATGCCAGACCAGCGCAAGATCTCGGTCATGCCCATCAAGGCGCTGACAGACCCAGCCCTGACAGACGGCTCAATCAGAACCCTGGGCGTGCTGTGCTCCTACTGCAACCGGGCAGGCATCACCTGGGTGAGCCAAGCCAGGCTGGCCAAAGACCTCAACATCAGCCGCCAAGCCATCACCAACCAGATCATGCGGCTCAGGGCTGCAGGCTATGTGGAGATCCTCAAGAAGGGTTTTAGGGGCGAGCGGTGCAACACCCTGCGGGTCATCTACGACTCAACAGTAGACGCTGAGACAGCCATGGCGGTCACCTCCAGCATCGAGGAC